AATAGGACCGACTGTTTTCAGATCAAACATCATCAACCTCTTCTTCGTCTTCGATTTCCATGTCGGCTATATCAACCGCTAGATCATCCATGTATTCAGGTGTGTAGATGACAGGGTTGCCCTGAACCTTCATAAGCTCTTCAGGCATATTACCTTTCAGAAAGCTCTTTATTGATTTCTCAACTGCGTCTTCAAACTTCATTTTTAAGCTTCCTGTAGTTAAACTCTCGCACCCGCATAAGCAGCGCCAATTTGGATAGCGCCACCCAGAAGGGTATCAAAGAGACTTGCTTTCTGTGGTGTTGAAGCGGCTGCTGACATCTCGCCTAGCAGAAGGCGTACTTCAAATTCTTCTTCTGTGAGTGCGCCCTTAAACAGATAATCTAAGGTGCTATCTGTGCGGTCCCAGATCTTGTTGAGACCTTCTTGAGAGATGTCTAAGTAGTTCTTGGTGTCAATTGCCGCAGCATCGTAGGCCATGCCCGTGTTTGTGGTTGCAACTGACTGACGCCACTTTGAATTAGATTCATCTACAGCATACTGCATTTTTGAGTAAAACTGTTGGCGCTGGTTATCCAGGTTCATACGGAACTCTGTGGCGTCATTAATCTCGCCAGCGTTGAACCGTTTAAGCTCAGAAAATAGGTTAGCGTTAAATTCTTCAACCTGCACACCAAGCTCTGTATAGAATTTGGTAAACTCGTTGTTAGTCTCTGCAGAGAACCTACGGGCTGCGTTCTCTTGCTGGGTGTCTTCTAGCAGAACCTGAACACGGGCCTGAGTGTTAATAACCTGTGCCTGTTGTTCATTGGTAAGGTTTGACAAATCCATCTCAAGAAATGCTTGAGCATTAGTAACCGCTGCAGCCTGACGTGCGCCTAGATTAGAAACTTCAAACTGAGAAAGGACATTCGCCTTGTTTATGATAGCTTGCTGGCGGTTATCTAGGTTTTTAACAGTAAGGGTCTGGAAGAAGGTTGCTTCTTTTTCAGCAATACCCAAGGTAGATTCCATAATGGCATTTGACATAGCTGCAGTTGCTGCAGTGCCAGATACACCTGAAAAGGATATCGTACGACTTACTGAACGAGCAAGGCTCTGTGCCCACGGTGGGATAACAGGATTACCGTTACTGTCTTTAAATTCAGCAGATATAATCTCCATCTGCCCTAGAATAGTAGACTTGCTATCCGTGTAGTTTCCCTCACCAAGCTTTTGGGCAAGTAATTTACCAGCGGCTGTAGAGGTATTAATAATTGATGTGATGCCCTGGGTAGCGTAGTCGTTAAGAGCCTCTCCCGTGACGTTGGTAGTGCCGTCTGCATTTACACCTGTTGCAGCACCATTCATATCAATCTGGATGCCATCTGCATCAACCAGGTTCTCAGCACGGATCTCGCCAGTAGCAGGATCTACGTTAAACTCTGGTGCATTCATGTTATCAGAAGCAGTAGCTGCGTCATACGTTGTAGGCGCTACTACGTTAGGTGCATTGACACCATCAACACCGGTGACCGTTTCAGGTAAATAATTCTCAAGAGCCGATAGTGCGTAGTTAGGGTTATTGGGGTCTAACAAAGTACCCGCAGTTTCTGGATCTAAGTTAGGTATAATATCAGAAAGGTTGATACCCTTTGCATCTAGATATGCTTTAGGGTCTGCAATCATTGCTTTGATGTCTTCGTTGGACGCCGTAACACCAGAATCCACAATCATCTTAGCTATACCTTCAGGGGATATAGAACTGCCTGATCCACCACCTGACCCATCTGACTGTGCATTGTCGGCTGCTTCCTGCATAATTGCATTAGCGCCGTCATTGTCTCCACGGTCACGAGCCTGTTGGGCCATAACATCGTACCCTGTCAGGCCTGTATTTTTATCTTTTATGGATAGCGCATCAACAACTTTACCATCTTCGACTTTTACCTCGTAAGGCAGCCCAAGGAAGTTATAGGAGTAAGTAAAATCATCTTCATTGACATACACCTGCCGACCATCAACAACACTACCGTTTTTTATATCTGCTTCTGGGTTAAGATTATTAGCCCATCCTGAAAGCTTACCAATGACGCCAAGGGGTGTAGCAAAGCCTAGTGCAGCTTGGATACCTGAAGGGGCAGACCCTTTTACGCTATTTTCGCCACCGGAAAATATACTTGATATACCGCCGACAGCATCAGTGAGTGTGTAAGCATCCCCATGCCCTGTAGAGGTAGACCCAACAGAAGAACCTTTCTGATTGGTGCTAGAAGAGTCCGCAACTCCACCAGCAATAACCTTATTGGTGTTGGTATCCACCAAACTACCGCCCTGGTATTCTTTACCATCATCAGGAGTAAACGTGTTGGCTACACTTTCACTGAAGCTATTACCGCCGCCAAATGTATCTGCCCATAAGCCCATTAGATCTTATCCTTTTCTTCTTCACATCTGCGGATACGATCTCGCAAGTAGATGTAATTTTTTACAGCCTCATCAATTGCCGTCGAAGCGGCAGGAAGGCTTTCTAATTCATCAGCTAGTTGGTTGTTGAACCGGTCATCATATTGCTTGATTTTGGGGCAATAGATTTCGAGTTGGGTTCTATAAACCGTTTGAGCGCAGCCGGTCAGTAATAGACTTGCGATCAGTAAGATTGTCAGTTTCTTCATCTGCCATCTTCTTATAAAATTCGTACTGGTCATTACGGGTTTCAAGTTCATCAGTCAGAACTTTGTTCTTCTCTTTGGCCCGTCCCTTAATTTGCCCAAAGACGTAGATAATGGGTAAAGATATGGCCAAGGTGGCAATGATGTAGGTCTTTACTTTACCAAAGACGCTAAACATCAATTCCGTCCTTTTGATCCTTCCAACGTGCGTATGCTGCCAGAGCAATACCGCCGATTGCACAGATTAAGAAAACAGTCTTTAGGCTGTCGGCATATGCAACCAAGCCTTCAATCTGTCCTGAGACTTCGTTCAAAGCAGTGGCTGCGCCAGCGATACCTGCACCTGCCATTGTTTTAGATTTAGCCAGAGGTTTCTTATCTTGCGCTGCAGGCTTCTGTACCATTGGTACATCAGGATCATCGCTAGGAAGCTGTGCATCCAGTGTGAACAATGCTGCCTCTGCAGAACGGCGGCGTGTTAAACCGGTAAGGGGCTGTAGTTTGCCGCCAACTCGTGCTTTGTTCCAGCGCATCAATTGTGCCGGTACTGCAGAATAATCTCCAGCATTAAGCTTCTTTAAGAGTGTAGAGCTACCGAAGGCACCGCTACCAAGGTTGAATACAAATGACACTAGAGCATCGAACTGGTATTGCGTTAAAGGTACATCAACCAAACGCTTAACATCGGCCTCGTAGATCTTCATATCGTCACGCAAAAGGTCTTCTGCCTCTTGCTTTGTAAGACGCATGTTCTTCTTAACACCTTTGGTGTGGCCGTAGCCGATAGTGAGAACATTTGCAGGGCAACGATATGGGACTACCATACCATCTGGCCCTAATTTATGCAGGCCTTCAAACTTCTTGATTAAGTTAAGGCCTTGGTCAGAGATTGATTTAGGATGCATAGTTTACCTTGTCTGTGAGAAAGGCGACATAAAGCCACCGGTTGGTACATCGCCCTGCATAGCTGGGCTTAAATTACCCATGCTTGTGTTAGCCCCTGCCAGGCTGTTCAAATCTCCCAATTCAAACAGGGTTTTATCAATGTTAATGAACTTTTGGCCTATAGACCTACCCGTCACATCGAATGAACGTAGTAGCAGGTTTCCTTGAGTATCCACGGCACGACTTATAGTGTTACCCTGGTCGTCGATGGTGCTACGAATAAGCTGCCCGTTATCATCAAATGCGTCACCAAGCTGTTTGAAGTTCTGACGCATACCCATATCAATATCAGTCTGAGAAGACGCTATAGCTGCCATATCTTTAGCTGATTTGATTTGTCCTGCGTCTAGGGTTTCAAACCCGCCAGCCAAGGAATTTTGTAGGTCGGTGGCTGCATTGTTAGTAGTATCTTGGGCACTACCTACAGCAGACATCAGACCTTCATTGCCCTGAGACACTGTGTCGGATAAAGTAGAGAACTGCGTGTTGATAGAGTCCGACAAAGAACCCTGCCCTTCAGCTACTGAAGCTCCCAATTCAGTGAATAACTGGGACATACTGGTCGCAGATGAAGAAACCTCGTTACCATTAGCATCCAATTTTTTAGTTATTAATGTACCTTGATCATCTAGTGATCGAAGGACCGTATTACCTAAATCATCTTGGCCTTGAGTAATAAGATTACCTTGAGCATCAAAAGCAGAAGCTACATTTTCAGCTTGCGATTTAAGTTGTTCCGAAAGGCCGCTATCCACAGAAGATAGCTGCTTGAGGTAGTCTGTGCTTGAAGAAGACAGCGTTTTGTTTGCGGCATCAAATCCAGAGGATAGCTGAGTACTTAGGTCACCAATGTTTGTGCCAATACTTTCTCCAACAGCACCAAGGTCACTCATCATACCTTCTTGACCTGTAGACAGTGTGTCAAAGCCAGTATCTATTTTTGAGGATAGGCTACTACCTTGGTCCCCTACCTGCTTACTAATACCTGCCATGACTTCAGACAGGTCAGTACCGGACTGATCTACCACATCTCCGTTAGCATTGATTTTCTTTGTAAGTAGAGTACCGTTACTATCGATCTCACGAATAATTGTGTTACCTAAAGCGTCCGTGGAGTTAGTAATTAGTTCACCTTGCGCATCAAAAGCTGAAGAAATATCTGCAAACTTCTGCTTTGTGGCATCATCTACCCCCGTGAGTTGCGTACCTAAGTCTAGCAGGGCTTTACCTTGATTACTTAAAGTACCGGTCTGGGCATCAAAGCCAGTAGAAACTGCGTCAGACACTCCAGACATAGCAGCATTAATGTTCGTAAATCCTGCGTCTACAGCCGTACCTTGCGCATCAAACAGATCACCAACTAGGTTACCTTGGGTATCAAACAAATTAGCGTTTGCTTTTCCAGAAGCGTCAAACAAAGACGAGATTGCTGTACCTTGGCTGTCGAATAGCTGAGACGTAGCCTTACCGCTTGCATCAAAGTAATTGCCAATTGCTTCACCCTGAAGACCTAATCCATCGGAAAGGCCTTGGATACCAGAAGCTGCGTCAGTAAATCCTTCAGACGTTGCTGTCGCTGCCGCATCCATAAGACCTGTGGTTTCTTTCTGATACGTCTCTGCATCAGTCAGCATTTGGTTAACGTCCAGATCTACCTGCCCAATTGCCTTGCCAGTAACATCAAATTTAGTTTCGAGTAGCGTACCCTGATCCGTGAACGAGCGAGAAATTGTATTACCCTGGGCGTCAATAGAGTTCTGTATCAACTCGCCACTATCGTCGAACGCAG